ATGAACACTCCCATGGAGACGGGACTCCCCGAGACGAGATCGACTTTGACGCGATCCGACGTCAGATCGGGTGCCGCCTTGGTCGCCTCAGCACCTGTTGCGGCGCAGAGGGACTTTCTGGATGCGTTGAGTGAGGCAGAGCTGCTGGCGCTGCCGTATTTGTTTGATTTTTGGGCACTGGACCACCAAGTGCCGCCTGAAGGGGACTGGCGGACATGGGTGATTCTGGGTGGACGCGGTGCGGGGAAAACCCGCGCCGGTGCCGAATGGGTCAGATCTATGGTCGAAGGATCGCGACCCAAGGACGAGGGGGCGGCGCGTCGCGTCGCCCTCATCGGTGAAACGATCGAACAGACCCGCGAGGTGATGGTGTTTGGCGAAAGCGGGATTCTGGCCTGTTCGCCGCCCGATCGCCGCCCCGAATGGATTGCCGGGCGGCGGATGCTGGTCTGGCCGAACGGGGCCGAGGCGCGCATATATTCCGCGCATGATCCCGAGAGTTTACGCGGGCCGCAGTTTGATGCGGTCTGGGCCGATGAATTGGCCAAATGGAAGCGCGCCGAGGAGGCGTGGGATATGTTGCAGTTTGGCCTGCGGTTGGGCGATCATCCGCGCGCCTGCGTGACGACGACGCCGCGCAATGTGGGTGTGCTGCGTGATTTGCTGGCGCGTGCCAGCTCGGTCAGCTCCCATGCGCCGACCGAGGCTAACCGCGCCTATCTGGCGGATAGTTTTCTGGAAGAAGTGCAGGCGCGTTATGCGGGCACGCGGCTGGGTCGTCAGGAATTGGACGGTGTCTTGCTGGCCGAGGCCGAGGGTGCGCTCTGGACGTCCGCTGCGTTGCAGGGCGCGCAGGTGGATGCCTTGCCGGAAATGGACCGGATTGTCGTGGCTGTTGATCCGCCGGTGACGGGCCACAAGGGATCGGATGCTTGCGGGATCGTTGTGGTGGGCGCTGTGACCCAAGGCCCGCCGCAGGACTGGCGCGCCTATGTGATCGAGGATGCGACGGTTTCAGCCGTGTCCCCCGCTGACTGGGCTAAGGCAGCGGTGGCAGCGATGCAGCGCCACGGGGCGTCCCGTTTGGTGGCCGAGGTCAATCAGGGCGGCGATCTGGTGGAATCGGTCGTGCGCCAGATTGATCCGATGGTGTCTTATCGCGGGGTGCGCGCCAGCCGTGGCAAGGTGGCACGGGCGGAACCTGTGGCGGCGTTATATGAACAGGGCCGGGTGTTTCATGCGCGCGGTTTGGATGCGCTGGAGGACCAGATGTGCCTGATGAGCGCGCGTGGCTTTGACGGCAGCGGCAGCCCCGACCGCGTCGATGCTCTGGTCTGGGCCTTGCAAGAGGTGATGATTGATCCGGCGGCGCATTGGCATCGGCCGCGATTGCGGGTGCTGGAGTAGGGTATTGCCTTACGGGATATGTCGCCCCGGACGCAGGCCGGGCAGCGCCCCGACCGCCCCCATGGGCGGGGGCTTCACCCCCACCCGCGGTCGGGGACTGCCCTTTGCTTGATCACTGCGCAACACCACCGTGCGGTGCCTTTCACGCTTCGTAATCAATTCGATGCACTTTGCTTTCATGGAACGCAGGGACTGTCGGCCAAAGCGACAGGAGCGAGGAGATATTGATGTTTGATTTTCTGAAACGCCCCGACGCTGACAAGGCGGAGATGGCCCCCGAGGCCAAGGCCTCGGCCACGGGCAAGATTGCCGCCTGGGGTGCATCAGGGCGCGTCGCCTGGAGCCCGCGCGACGTGGTGTCCCTCACCCGTACGGGGTTCACCGGCAATCCGATCGGCTTTCGCGCTGTCAAACTGATTGCCGAGGCTGCGGCGGCCCTGCCGCTGGTGTTGCAGGATCGCACGCGCCGCTATGACACGCATCCGCTGTTGGACCTGATCAGCCGCCCGAACGCGGCGCAGGGCCGTGCCGAGTTGTTCGAGGCGCTTTATGGTCAGTTGCTGTTGACCGGCAATGCCTATCTAGAGGGTGTCGCCGGTGACGCGCTGCCCGTGGAAATGCACGTGCTGCGCAGTGACCGGATGAGCCTGGTGCCGGGTGCCGATGGCTGGCCCGTGGCTTATGAATACAACGTCAACGGGCGAAAGCATCGTTTTGATCTGGGCGAGGGGCCGTCACCGGTCTGCCATATCAAGAGCTTTCACCCGCAGGACGATCACTATGGCTTTAGCCCGATGCAGGCCGCGGCCAGTGCGGTGGATGTGCACAATGCCGCGTCGCGCTGGTCCAAGGCGCTGCTGGATAATGCGGCGCGCCCCAGCGGTGCGATCATCTATCGCGGGGCAGACGGGCAGGCGGCGCTGAGTGCCGATCAATACGACCGCCTGTTGAGCGAAATGGAAAGCCAGCATCAGGGCGCGCGCAACGCGGGTCGGCCGATGCTGCTGGAAGGTGGTCTGGACTGGAAACCGATGGGCTTTAGCCCCTCTGACATGGAGTTCCAGAAGACCAAGGAAGCCGCCGCGCGCGAGATTGCGATTGCTTACGGTGTGCCACCGATGATTTTGGGTATTCCGGGCGATGCGACCTATGCCAACTATCAGGAAGCCAACCGCGCGTTTTACCGGTTGACGGTCCTGCCGCTGGTGCAACGTGTCACGGGCGCTGTCGGCGATTGGCTGTCTGACTACACCGGCGAATGGGCCGAGTTGCGCCCTGATCTGGATCAGGTGCCCGCCCTTGGCGCCGAGCGCGATGCGCAGTGGCGCCGTGTGGGGGATGCGACATTCCTGACGGATGGTGAAAAGCGCGCGCTGTTGGGCCTGCCAAGTCTTGAGGTTGGCGATGGTGCATGAACCCCGCCGCTATGGACTTGAGAGTTTTGCCTGCGCGCCGGGCATGCGCATCGAGGCGCTGGAGCAGCTGAATACGGTGCAACTGGCGCAGGTTCAGAACCAGGTGGACCGGATCGAGGCGCAGTTGGAACGGATCGAACGGCGCACATGGATTGCGGTGTTCGGCGTGGTGGTGATGGTGGTGATCGCGGTTGCGCGCGCCCTGGCCGATACCCCTGTCTAGGATGGAGAGAACGATGGATTTGGAACATAAATATTGCCAGTTGGGCGGCACGGTGGAAGTGAGCGACGGCACGACGATTTCCGGCTATGCGTCCTTGTTTGGCAAGTGCGACCAGGGCGGTGATGTGGTCGAGGCGGGCGCCTATCTGGGGTCGCTTGAGCGGCTGAAAACCAAGGGTGGCAGCGTCAAGATGCTGTGGCAGCACGACCCGTCCCAGCCGATTGGTGTCTGGGACGAGGTCCGCGAGGACGCCAGGGGGCTGTGGGTCAAGGGGCGTATCCTGACGGATGTGGCCCGCGGCCGCGAGGCGGCGGCGCTGATCGGTGCGGGGGCGATTGACGGTCTGTCGATCGGCTATCGCACGGTGCGCGCCACCAAGGGCGACAAGGGCGGACGCCGCTTGTCCGAGCTGGAGCTTTGGGAGGTGTCGCTTGTGACCTTCCCCATGCTTCCCGATGCGCGTGTGGGCGCCAAGGGGGATGACCCTGCGGCCACTGCAATGCGCGAACTGGCAGCGGTGTTTGAAGATGCACGCGGCCTGCTTGGCGGGCCGATGCCCGACTAGCCGAACCCATCAACACGAAGGACAGATTGATGAGCAAACCCGAGACCAAATCTCGGGCCGGGGAAGATGTGTCTCCGGCCAAAGAACTGAAATCCGCGATGGCGGGTTTCATGAACGACTTCAAGGACTTCTCAGACGGCATTCATGCCAAGTTTCAAAAGCAGGACGAACGAATGAACAAGTTGGATCGCAAGACAATGACTGCGGGCGCACGCCCCGCGCTGGCCGCTGCCGCAAGCATCGAAGCCCCCCACCAGAAGGCCTTTGCCGCCTATCTGCGCTCGGGTGACGATGATGCGCTGCGCGGTCTTGAGATGGAAGGCAAGGCGCTGTCCACTGCCGTGGCTGCCGATGGTGGCTATCTGGTGGACCCGCAGACCTCGGAAACCGTCAATGGCGTGCTGAGCAGCACCGCGTCGATCCGTGCCATCGCCAATGTGGTGGCCGTTGATGCGACATCTTATGACGTGCTGGTGGATCACACCGAAATGGGCGCGGGCTGGGCCACTGAAACCGATCCTTCGGTTGAAACAGGCACACCTGTCATTGACCGTATCACCATCCCGCTGCACGAGCTTTCGGCCCTGCCCAAGGCATCGCAGCGTCTGCTGGATGATAGCGCGTTTGACATCGAAGGCTGGCTGGCTGGCCGGATCGCCGACAAGTTCGCCCGTTCCGAAGCAAGTGCGTTCATCAGTGGTGACGGGATCGACAAGCCTGCCGGTTTCCTGACCGCGACTGCTGTGGGTAACGACACTTGGACCTGGGGCAATCTGGGTTACGTTGCGACCGGCACAGATGGCGATTTTGACGCGATCAACCCCGGCGATGCGGTGATTGATCTGGTTTACGCCCTTGGCGCGCAATACCGCGCCAATGCGTCCTTTGTCATGAACTCGAAAACGGCCGGTGCGGTGCGCAAGCTGAAAGACAACGATGGCCGTTTCCTGTGGTCCGATAGTCTGGCGGCTGGCGAACCTGCGCGTTTGCTGGGTTACCCCGTGCTGATCGCCGAGGACATGCCGGATGTGGCGTCTGACGCGGCTGCGATTGCCTTTGGCGATTTCGGTGCGGGCTACACGGTTGCCGAACGCCCTGATCTGCGCGTGCTGCGCGACCCATTCAGCGCCAAGCCGCATGTGTTGTTCTATGCAACCAAGCGCGTGGGCGGCGGGATCAGCGACTATGCCGCGATCAAACTGCTGAAGTTCTCGGTCGCCTAAAGCGCCGAGTGAGGGGTGTCGCTGCCCGCAAGGGGCAGCGGCATAGCCCGGGCGCGTGCCCAGTAAAACGCGCGTTGTCTAGCTGTTCCCTTCCGTCCGAGCAATGCGGGGGGCGCGTGTCCGGGTTCAATCACGAAATCAGGCCGGTTTGCGGAGTAATTCCATGATGTTAGTCGGAGAGACCACTGTGCCACCAAGCGCACTTCCGGTCACCCAATTCAAAGACCACCTACGCCTTGGATCGGGGTTTTCCGACGATGGTTTGCAGGACGGTCTGCTTGAAAGTTTCCTGCGCGCCGCGATGGCTGCGATCGAAGCGCGCACAGGCAAGATCCTGATCGAGCGCGAGTTCAGCTGGACCCTGACGGCCTGGCGTGACACGGGCCAGCAAGCCCTGCCGGTCGCCCCCGTCAGCGCCATCGCCGAGGTCGTGACGATCTCGCGGCTGGGCGATGAGACGGTTGCCAGTGCCGCCAGCTATCGGCTTGAGCCGGATATGCAGCGCCCCTGTCTGGTGGCCACGGGCGGGATGCTGCCCGTGGTGCCGCTGGCGGGGTCGGTGCGGGTCGGGTTTCTGGCCGGGTTTGGTCCTGACTGGTCCGATCTGCCCGCCGATCTGGCGCAGGCTGTCATGATGCTGGCCGCCCATTACCACGAATACCGGCATGAAACGGCGTTTGGCGGCGGCTGTATGCCCTTTGGTGTCAGCGCCTTGATCGAACGCTATCGCACGGTGCGTCTGTTCGGTGGTGGCCGCTCATGAAGGCGCCGCATCTGAACCGCAAACTGGTGCTTGAGACGCCGGTGCGTGCGGCCGACGGCGCGGGTGGTTTTACCCAAAGCTGGCAGGCGCTTGGCACCCTTTACGCTGCGGTCACGGCGCGCACGGGGCGCGAAACCGCGGGTGTCGCGGCACCGCTGTCACGGGTGGCCTACCGGATTGTCGTGCGTGCGGCCCGGGTCGGTGCGCCCTCGCGTCCCTTGCCCGAACAGCGCTTTCGCGAAGGTAGCCGCGTGTTCAATATTCTGGCTGTGGCCGATGCCGACAGTGCGGGCCGCTATCTGACCTGCACTGCAGAAGAGGAGAATGTCACATGAGTTATGGCGTGGCAGAGGCCCTTCAGACGGCTGTTTATCAGCACTTGATCGCCGATACGACGCTGGCCGGACTGGTCGGCACCGCGATCTACGACGCACTGCCAACGGGCACGCTGCCGTCGATCTATGTGGCCCTTGGCCCCGAGATTGCCCGTGATCGCTCTGACAAGACGGGCGGCGGGGCAGAGCATGAATTTACCGTGTCCATCGTCACCGATGGCGCCGGATTTGCGGCGGCCAAGACGGCAGCGGCGGCGGTGTCGGATGCGCTGGTCGATGCGGACCTGACCCTGACACGCGGCGTGCTGGTGGCGTGCAATTTCTACAAGGCCACGGCGGCCCGCGTGGGCACAGGCGACATGCGCCGCATCAACATGATTTTCCGCGCCCGCGTCGATGACGTGTAGCGCCAGATTTAACCAACCGGAGATACGGATATGACAGCCCAGAACGGTAAGGATCTTTTGATCAAGATCGACATGACAGGCAATGGTTTCTTTGAAACGGCTGCCGGATTGCGCGCCACGCGCATCAGTTTCAACGCTGAAAGCATCGATGTGACCAGCCTCGAGAGTGCAGGCGGATGGCGTGAACTGCTGGGGGGCGCGGGCGTGAAAAGCGCGGCCATCAGCGGGTCGGGCGTGTTCAAGGACGAAGCCACAGACGAACGCGCGCGCCAGATTTTCTTTGATGGTGAAACGCCCGACTTTCAGGTGATCATTCCTGATTTCGGCACCGTGGAGGGTGCGTTTCAGGTGACATCCATCGAATACGCCGGGTCGCACAACGGCGAGGCGACCTACGAGATGTCGCTGGCTTCGGCCGGGCAGTTGACCTTTACGGCGGCGATCTGATGGCGAACCCCTACGCAGGTGAAGTGGTGCTGCACGTTGATGGTGTGGCGCAGACTTGCAAGCTGACGCTGGGGGCTTTGGCCGAACTGGAGGCCGCGCTTGGTGCCGACACGCTGGTTGCTTTGGTCGAACGGTTTGAGGGGGGTGCGTTTTCCAGCCGCGATGTGATGGCCCTGCTGGTGGCGGGGTTGCGCGGCGGCGGATGGCGCGGTGACGCGGGTGATCTGCTGAGTGCCGAAATCGCTGGCGGGCCAGTGGGCGCCGCCAAGGTGGCGGCGCAACTGCTCGCGCGCGCCTTTGCCCCGCCACCATGAGCAGCTTTGACTGGCCTGCCCTGATGCGCGCCGGGATGCGCGGGGCGGGGTTGAAACCGGCGGAATTTTGGGCGCTGACGCCAGCGGAATTGCTGATTTTGCTGGGCGCGGGGACGGGGGAAGCACCGATGGCCCGCGCCCGTCTGCAAGAACTAAGCCGGGCATTCCCGGACGAAGGAGCACAAGATGGACGAGATTGAACGCCTTGGCGAATTGGATACCGAAGTGGCTGCATTGGAGCAGACGCTGGGAGATGCCAGTCAGATGACGGCGGCCTTTGGCGGTCAGCTGCGCGAGATGCAGGGCACGCTGGGTCAAACCACCCGCGATCTGGGCAATCTGGAGCGCGGTTTTTCCGGCGGGCTGAAACGCGCCTTTGATGGCATGGTGTTGGACGGGATGAAGCTGTCGGATGCGTTGGGTGTTGTCGCCAAGGCGATGGTGGACACCACCTATAACGCCGCCGTGCGCCCAGTGACGGATCGCTTTGGCGGGCTGCTTGCCGATGGGGTCAATTCCATCGTGTCAGGGCTGATGCAGTTTGAAAACGGTGCGCCGTTTTCCCAGGGTCGCGTCATGCCATTCGCGCGTGGCGGGGTTCTGTCAGGGCCGGTGAGCTTTCCGATGCGCGGGGGCACGGGCCTGATGGGCGAAGCAGGCCCCGAGGCGATCATGCCGTTGTCACGCGGGGCCGATGGCCGGTTGGGCGTGCGCGCGGCGGGCGGAGGCGGCGCCGTCAATATCACCATGAATATCAGCACACCGGACGTGCAGGGCTTTCAACGCAGTCAGGGCCAGATTGCGGCGCAGATGTCGCGTGCCTTGGGCCGTGGCCAGCGTAACCGCTAGGGGGAACAGACATGAACTTTCACGAAATTCGCTTTCCGGCGTCGCTTAGTTTCGGGTCAATTGGTGGCCCGGAACGGCGCACCGAGGTCGTCACCCTTGATAACGGCTATGAGGAGCGCAACACGCCCTGGGCACATTCGCGCCGCCGTTACGATGCGGGTCTTGGCCTGCGGTCATTGGACGATGTTGAGGCGTTGATCGCCTTTTTCGAGGCGCGCCAAGGGCAGCTTTACGGGTTTCGCTGGAAGGACTGGGGCGATTTCAAATCCAGCCTGCCATCGGGCGAAGTGACGCCGCTGGATCAGCCGCTTGGGGTCGGCGACGAGGTTGAGGATACCTTTCAGCTGATCAAATGCTATGGGTCTGCGGGGATTATTTATGACCGTCCGATCATGAAACCGGTGGCGGGCACGGTCAAGGTTGCCGTCAGCGGCGATCCGCAACAGGAATCGATTGATTACGATGTTGATCTGACCACCGGACTGGTCACGTTTGCGCATCCGCCAGACGTCGGTGCCGAAATCACCGCAGGCTTTGAATTTGACGTGCCGGTGCGCTTTGACACGGATCGGATCGCGTCGTCTGTGGCCAGTTTCCACGCGGGTGACGTGCCGGATGTTCCGGTGGTCGAGGTGCGGGTATGACCGCGCTGTTGGAGCATCTGGCCAGTGGCCTGACGACCGTTTGCCGGTGCTGGGCTGTGGTGCGCCGCGATGGTGTGACCTTCGGGTTTACCGACCATGACCGCGCGTTGGATTTTGACGGGATCAGCTTTCGTCCCGATGCGGGGATGAGTGCGCGCGCGATCGCGACAGGCACGGGTCTGGCGGTGGATAACACCGAAGCGATGGGCGTGCTGTCAGATAGCGCCATCACCGAAGCCGACATTGACGCGGGCCGTTTTGACGGGGCCGAGGTGCGGGCGTGGCTGGTGAACTGGCGCGATGTCACTGCGCGGATGCTGCGGTTTCGCGGCACGATTGGCGAATTGCGCCGCGTGGGCGGCGCGTTTCACGCCGATTTGCGGGGGCTGAGCGAGGCGCTGAACCAGCCGCAGGGCCGGGTCTATCAAAAGCCCTGCGCGGCGATCTTGGGCGATGGGGCCTGCCGGTTTGACATGAACACGGCTGGCTATGTGTCTGACCGTCCGGCCGAAATTGTTGATAACGCACAAGAGTTCCGCTTTGCCGGGTTTGATGATTTTTCGCCCGAGTGGTTTACGCGCGGGCGTTTCACGGTGACGTCGGGCGCGGCCACGGGGCTTGTCGGGTTGATCAAGCGCGACCGGTTTGATGGCAGTCAACGGGTGCTGACCCTGTGGCAGCCGCTACGCGCGGATGTCATGACCGGCGATATGCTGCGCATCGAGGCAGGTTGTGACAAACGCGCCGAAACCTGCCGCTTGAAGTTTGACAATTTCGTCAATTTTCAGGGCTTCCCCGATATCCCTGGCGAGGACTGGTTGATGAGTGTCCCAAGCCAGAGTGGCACTAATTCCGGCGGGAGCCTGCGCGGATGAGCGATGCAATCGTCAAAGCGGCGCGTAGCTGGATCGGCACGCCCTATCATCATCAGGCGGCGACCAGGGGCGCGGGCTGTGACTGTCTGGGCCTGATCCGTGGGGTCTGGGCCGAGGTAATCGGCGCGTTGCCCGAAACCGTGCCGCCCTATGTGCCCGATTGGGACGAACCGCAGGGGCGCGAGGTGCTTCTGGCGGCCTGTCGCCGCTTGCTGGTTGCCAAACCCGATGCGGGTTTGGGCGATGTGATCGTCTTTCGTATGCGCGCGGGCAGCGTGGCCAAACACCTTGGCATTCAATCGCAGCTTGGCAGCAATGCGGCGTTTATTCATTCATTTCAGGGGCATGGTGTGGTCGAAAGCGGCCTGACCGCCCCGTGGCAGCGGCGCATTGCGGCGCGGTTTGCCTTTCCGACAAGGGGATAA